GTATAATGGCTGATCTAGCAACACAATATCCAAGTAGTCCTAGTTTTCAATCAGTGAATTTTAAACTAGTAACGCCTAGCCAGGTAACCGAAACAAATTCAGGTAAAGTTCGTAGAACAGGTTATGGCGTCAGTTACTACACATGGGAAGTACAATATCCCACACTAACACCCCTACAGGCAGGCACTGTCACAGGCTATCTAGCACAGACGTTTGGACCACAACTATCATTTGAAATCATTCTTCCAGAGATATCATATACCAAACTGACCAATCAAACCACAAACACATGTACAGTAGGATCAACGAATTCAGGCATAGGTGCTACCAACACCGTAGGTGCTAAGGTAGTAAAATTAACAGGTTGTGGTGCTTCCAAGACAGTATTAGCCGCAGGCGACTTTTTTAAATTTTCAAATCATTCAAAAGTTTATATGTGTGTGAGTCCTTGTACCGCAGACATCAATGGTGATGCCACACTTTATTTTTCTGGTTCATTGACCAATACCGTCGTAAATGGTACTACTACATTGACCATAACCGCTGTGCCATTCACTGCCATACTCAGTGAAGATATACAAGAATGGTCGGTGGGTTACGGTGGACTAACTACACTTAAAGTAGGCATGAGAGAAAACTGGTAATGAAAACATATCATCAAGACCTTAGAGATGAATTTTACAGAGATCATAATTTCTGTGTGGACCTTGTAGAAATACATCTAGGTTCGCCTAACAACCTTTATCTAACCACAGGTGGAGTTGACATAACCTATGATAGTACTACAGCACCAGACGCAGGCAGCAATGTCTACACAGCACAAGGTGACTTCATGGGTTTTTCTGGTATTGCTGAAGACTTTGATGTCAAGATAGGCAAATTTACCATATACCTATCAGGCATTAATAATAATTTTGTTAATAAATTTATAGGTCAAGGCACAGAAGGCAAACGTGTGGTTTTTTATAAAGCATTTCTCAGTGCCCAGACATTGGCCATAGTACAAACACCAATATTGATGTTCGACGGCATCATCTATAATATCGCTGTGAACGAAAGTTCAAAATCATGTCAATTGAATCTAGACTGTTCTAGTCTATTCGCTGATTTTGAACGCACAGCAGGACGCAAGACCAACAATTGGTCCAACTGGTTTTTCCAAGGAGCACAGATTGACACTACCATGGAAAAGACAGGATTTGTAGGACAGACAGAGTTCAAATGGGGAAGATTATAAGATGATCGTAAGAAAGATGTTACCTGCTGAAATTGATGCTACTGCTATTTTGTGTGAATATTATGCTGAAGAAGCAAATATACCTGAAGATGAATATGATTTTAATTCTGTAATTAATGGTATCAGACTTAGAACAATATATCACCAACATTGTTGGTTTAATCTCTATGATGGAGCAAGACCTGTGGGATTTATTTCGGGATACATTACACATCTACCCTGGAATGAAAAAAAATTTGTTGGGCATATAGATTTAATTTTTATCTTAGAAAGTCATAGATCATTATCAACATTAAAAGAATTAATGGCAAAATTTGAAGAATGGGCAAAAATAGCAGGTGCTGACAAGATTACAGCAGGAGATATTGGTGTTAATCCTGACAGGACAAGAAGGCTCTTAGAACATCAAGGTTTTAAAGATGGTCTATGGATGAGTAAGGAGATAGCATAATGTCTGGTTCAAGTAATCCTATATCAAGACTTGTTAAAAGCATTGTTAATGTAGTATCCGCGGTAGTCAAAGCAGTAGTCGGTGTTGTTGGTTCAGTATTGAACTTTCTTACACAACCATTTATGGGACCTATGGATATGGGCAATGCTGGACAAGAGGCCCAGCGGCAAGATGGTGTACTGGTACAGCGAAATGGATCTAATGTTAATATACCAGTGATCTATGGTATGCGTAAAGTTGGTGGTATTATTACCTACGCAGAAACAGGATCAGACAATAATCAATACCTCTGGGTTGCTTATGTGTTTTCTGAAGGTCTAGTAGAAGGTCTTAGAGAATTATACATCGATGATAATCAGATAGACAATGCCACTATCACTAACTTAATGGCAGGTGAAGGTAACATTGTTGCTGTAGGCGAAGGCAAATATGCTGGTCGTGTACAACTACAATTTTTTCCAGGTGTTTACTACACAGATCCAGCAGCCAATTCTGTGATACCTGCTAGAACATTGATGAAAGACGCACCAAATTGGAAACCTTCAATGTATTACAACGGATTGGCAGTGCTATTTGCTAGATTCTATTGGAAAAAGATAGAAACACAAGCAGACTCAGATTCAAATCCATTCTCTGGTGGTATTCCAGAAATCAAAGCCACACTGTTGGGTAAAAAAGTAGCCAGCCTAGTGGTTGCTGATCCCAGTACCTATGAATATGGTGCTGTGGGCTACACAGAACGCTATTCTACCAACCCAGCAGAAATTTTATTAGACTATCTACGCAATCCTAGATATGGTAAAGGATTGGTCAACGCTGACATCGATTTTACCACTTGGAAAAAGGCTGCTGCGAAATGTAATCAAGAAGTTGAATACGTTGAAAACATCCGTGGTCCAATCATGACCTGTAATTATGTGTTGGACACTGGTCAAACATTGTTAAACAATACCAAAACTCTGTTACAGGGATTCCGTGCTTACATGCCTTATGTACAGGGCAAATACAAATTAAAGATCGAAGATGCTGGTGATCCAGATGACATCCTTAGTGGTGTGGCCACCATTGTGGCAACCTTTGATCAAGACAATATTCAAGGTGATGTACAGTTTACAGGCATTGACAAATCTGCCAAGTACACATCAGTGGCAGTGACCTATGTAGATCCAGACAACAAGTATTCTACACAGCAGGTTATCTATCCAGAAACAGAAGAAGAACGTCAAACCTATATACAACAAGATGGCGGTAGAGAAAATAAACTAGAATCAACATTTGGTAGCATAACCAATTATGCTATGGCCAAAGACTTTGCCCGCATGTTGTTCAACAAATCACGCAGACAAGAATCTTGTACACTCACAGTATCAAGCCAAGCACTAGAATTAGAACCAGGAGATTGTATTCGCATACAGAGCAATATCTTAGACTTTGGCACAGATCCATGGCGTATCATTTCATTCAAACTCAATGATAACATGACTATACAGTTGTCATGTGTGCGTAATCCAGATGATATCTATCCTCATACTCGTGTAGGTGAAGAAGACATCGTTCTGCCAGTGTTTGTGCCCAAAGGTGCTACCATATATTATCCTAGCAGCCAAAACTCTGTGCCTGTTGGATTGGTACCACCAACATACGTGCCTGGATACAATCAATCAAATCCCAACACATCAGCAGGTGGTGGTGTTGGTAATAATGGTGGCGTGATCAATACCACACCAATCACTACACCTCCTGTAGAAAAACCATTATTGCTCACAGATACGATTTCTGTGACCTATGTGAAATACGCAGTGGTATCTGGCAATCAATTGACTGCCAACATTGAATTCCTACAACCTGCTAATGCCATGTATGATTCTGTGGATATTTGGTACAAGGCCTCAGCAGACAATGGCTACAAGAAAGTTAGGATCACAGACAAACCAGGTAGTGGTCAAAAAATAGTCTACGCAATCCCAGATATTATTAATCAAAAGACCTATGAGTGTGTAGCTAGGGTGAATTATTCTACTGGTGAAACATCACAGATAGTTTCTAAATTTCCATTATTGGCTTCAGCAGGCATCAGCGAGTTTGTTGCTGATACAGTAGAAGTCATTGGCACAGGTTGGACACTGCCTCCATATACCATAGTAGAATCACGCAGCAACAATATTGGTATCGTTTACGCACTGGCATCCACATCAGGTTCAAATAGAACACTAAACTTCCAAGTACAGGAAAAATGCCTTGACACACTGAACAGCGAACAGGCCAATCCAGACATTGTTGGTGTGATGATATTTTATAAAGCCAGTGCTAACACATATTGGTCACAACAGGCATTCTTCTTTCCGCCAACATATAAGAGTGGAGACTTTGGTACATTCACTTTCACAGGTAACATTGGTACTACATCAACACCAAATACCAGTTATGATTTTATCCTAAGATACTACTACAAAGACGGCAAACAAAGCACACGTCAGCGTAGATACATGTCAGTGAATGTGACTTCAAATCCTGGACATGGATTTGGTGTATTAGTAGCACCTACTTGTATACAAGAAGACTCAGGCAGTTTTACCATATTACTGTCAGCAGATCAACCCGTGTCAGTGGTAGATCCATTAGACATGTCAGTGGGTATCAAATATATTTTCTGTCGCAGCCAAGACTTTGGAGCAGGACAGACACCCAGCGTTAGAATAGGTGTTATACCCACAGATGCCAGCAATGCTGCCAGTTTCCAGGGACTACGCTTATATTATAGACCCTATGATCCACTTGGGCAAGTTAGCGGTTGGCGTAGCATAGACAATCTAAACACAGTCGCAGACGCAGATGGATATCTAGGAGTCACTGCTGCTCTAGACTTTACCTATGTCTATGATTTTATATTAGTACCATTGGTTACCACTGGTTCAGCGACCAAACAAGAAACTAAAAATGCTTGGGCATTCACAGGCAAGCCCTACAATTATGGCACAGACAGTGGTATACTTAGATCAGACATACCCACAGATACATTTGCGTCTACACCATATGGCACACATCTAAACTACAAGGGCACATGGGCACCAAAGTATTCTAACACCAAAGAAGCCCTAAATGCTGTACAGGCAGTGAAAACAGAAGCCATTCCCACTGTACAGATCATCAATTGGGACTACAAGACCTACAATACCAATGGTCCTTGGGATTCATCCGCAGGCAATGCCAATAGACTGAACGCAGGTTATTATCTAAAAGTCTATGTGGGACATATCGCTAACTTCCAAGACATTAGAATCTATCGCAGACAGCGTGTGCCTCTAACACAGACTAGTACCAGCAAGTATTGGGGTACAGGACGTTGGGAAGTTCTAACATATTCCACAGTCGCAAGTGGTTACATGGAAATCAATCTAAGACCGCCCACAGCATTCTTTGAATTGACCAACGCAGGCACACTAGATGGTAGATTCAACATTGGCAGCATGGGAGCACCTATCTGTTCACCAACACGTTTTGATGAATTCTTTATCGTAGTGCGTACTACCACAAACACAGAAGCCTCAGGTGGTGTACTGCTCAAAGGTCGCGATTGGGCCAACAACATCACCAAGACTACCACACTGTTAGACAACGTGATCAATGCCACTACACCTGCTGCTTACCTCAAAGCCAGTTACAATGACAACTATGACAGCAGTTACTATCGCAGATTAGATGAAGCAGTCTCAGCAAGATCTAATGCTAACCTAACAGCAAGATTTGTACAGATTGAATCATTCCAAGTAGGATCAAGCAGACTGTTAGGCAATTTGGCCGGAATTAGTATCAATGCTGGATTTAGCCCAACTACACAATAAGGATAAGATATGGCCGTACCCGCACAGAGATCGCTGCTAGAAGATGACATTGGTATTGTAGTACCATGGGACACAGGCACATGGGCTGACTGGACTTCTTGGTCTGGACAAAGCCGCTGGATATCAGCACCTGAAGATGATCTAATTTGGATCATAGATAGAGTAGACCTAGGTAGACCAACCTATTTCAATTTAAACATAACCACACGGGCCGTAGGCCGCGTGTCATACAAGGTCTATACCTCTAGCACAGGTGCTTTTGCCGGCGAAGAAACAGAAACTGTGATTGCCTACAATGCTACCAACATCGCAGCATTCTATGGACAGTACTACATGATCGCTGTGTATGTGGCCAACACAGATGGCCTACAGATCCTAGAAAATGTAGAAGTCACTGCTACTACTACGACATTTGAGATCAGTAGATCTGGGGTGGATACCAGTACTTTCTCAGGCACAACATCAGCCAGACAGATACCGTTATCGCGTAACGTTTCACATATTTGGAGTATCAGTGTCCAACCCCAGGCTACTTCATACACACAAGATGTCTATGTCACAGAATACCCCACAGCCACTACACTGATACCCACAGTGGTTTCAAAATCAAGAACACAACCTACCATCAAGTTGATTGGCATAGATAATGTCGCTAGAGACGCACTAATAGACTATGAATTGGTAGTAATGCCGGAACAATCTATGGTCAACGGCAATTTGGTAAGTAGATAATAGGAGAAAAACATGTCGTTTCCATCAGGAATAACCATTGATACCAGTAATTTAGATTCGGGCACAGACAGCCCAGCCAATGCCAGAGCAGACCTAAGAAGTCTAGTGGTAGCATTCAACGAAGTCATTGACAGCGAAAATGCTGCCAATGGTGTTTGTGTGTTAGATGGCAGTGGTAAGATCACTGTAGCACAACTGCCCACCACTGTGAATACACAGACACTGAGCCTACAGCCAGTGAATGGCGTGGTACAGATCGT